CCCGCAAGATTCGTCTTGATTTGGACATAACCGAATCGGTTTTGGATGAGTTTTTTGAACGTACCGAAACAGGGTATTTCAACAATCGTTGCCATGTCGAAGTTACCAAGTATCAACATCAAGTCGAAAATAATCGACAACTCGGAAAGCGAGGCGGCAGGCCGTCAAAAACCGAATCGAAAACCGAATCGAAAGCGAACGATAACCCTAAGAAGATACAGATACAGAAGAAGAATATAAATACATCGTCGAAATTCGACGAGTTCTGGCAATGTTGGCCTGCGTCCAAACGCAAGGTTGCAAAGTCAGAGTGCCAGAAGAAGTGGGCAAAGCATGGATTGGACTCTGTGGCTGACGTCATCATCGCTCAGGTCAACATTCTGAAGACGTCTGAGCAGTGGACTGGTGGCTACGAGCCAGCACCGCTGACGTACATCAACCAACGTCGTTGGGAAGACGATGCAGGCACGCCAGCCGTGGGTCGGAGGGTGATATGAAAAAAAGCCACATAACAGGGAAAGCCCACGACTTCTACAGCCGTGGCAAGGCGATGTTTGACCGAATACAACCCATTACTCAAGCCGTTCCTCAGATTCCTCAAAAGCATTCCTCAAACAGGAAATGGGTGGGGTTGACAGAGGCGGAGCGCGAGGCTATTGCGCTTGAATGTGGTGCTATGTCTGCTGATTGGTTGGTGTTCATGGAGGCTGTGGAGCGGGCTTTGAAGGGGAAAAACACATGACCCCTGTCGAGAAAATGCTTGGGATGTTGACCAAGGTCAAAGGTCGCAATGGGTCTTGGACTGCCTGCTGTCCTGCGCACAACGACAAGGGGCCATCCCTTGCCATTCGCGAGACAGAAGATGGTCGAGTGTTGCTCCACTGCTTTGCAGGCTGTGAGACGTTGAGCGTGGTGCAGGCTTTGGGTATGGACATGACCGACCTGTTCCCACCAGACGACAAGCGCCGCGAGTACCCAGTTGAAGGCAAGAGGAGCCTGAAGCCTGCGTTCTATGCCAGCGACCTGATGCGAATCATTTCGTTCGAGGCATTGGTGGTCTCTATCTGCGCCTACGACATGAGTCAAGGCAAGAAGTTGAGCGAAGGCGACAGAGAGCGAATGAAATTATCACAACAGCGAATTGAAGAGGCAATGAAATATGCAAACGTCTGACGTGCAAAAAAGAGCGCAAGAACTCGACGAGGCCCGTCGTATTCGCATCGTGCGGCCTGACGAGGTTGACTTTGAGAAGTACCTCAAGGCCAACGACGTGGCCCAGAAGGTCAAAGGCGCGGGTGAGTTCTTGGATGAAATCGAGGCAGAGATTGCCAGCCCAGTGGTCGATGTGTCACAAACCATGCCTTGGACGAAGACCCATGCAGGGTTCCAGTTCCGCGCAGGTGAGGTGACCCTGTACGCGGGTGGCAACGGTGGCGGCAAGTCTATGGTGACAGGCCAGATTGCAATGGGCCTCATAAAACAAAAACAGCGCGTGATGATTGCTTCGTTTGAGATGAAGCCCAAGCGCACGCTGTTTCGTATGCTTCGCCAGTTTGCTGGTGAAAACATTGACTTTCCGCGATACACGGACAAGGCCCGTTACTTGACAAACCTCATCACACGCATGAGAACTTTTGCCCACGCAAACCTGTGGCTGTACGACCAGCAAGGCACGGTGACTGCACAGCAGGTCATTGCGGTGTCACGCTACAGTGCAGTCGAGTTGGGTGTGCAACACATCTTCATTGACTCGCTGATGAAGTGCGTGTCTGGCGAGGACGACTACAACGCGCAGAAGTCTTTTGTTGATGAGTTGACGTCGCTGGCCCGTGACCACAACGTCCACATTCACCTGATTCACCACATCCGCAAATTGCAGAGCGAGGAAATCAAGCCAAACAAAAACGACATCAAGGGTTCAGGTTCTATCAGCGACCAAGTGGACAACGTCCTCATGGTGTGGCGCAACAAGAAAAAAGAACACGATGCACAGAACGGCTCTGTTGACCCAATGATTCCTGACGCCTACCTCATGTGCGAGAAGCAACGCAACGGTGAGGCGGAGGACTGGTATTCGCTTTGGTATCTCAAAGACAGCCAGCAGTTTGTCGAGCATCACGACTCCATCCCGATGTCGTTTGACGATGGAGGACGATTTTGAATGAGGCGCAAGAAGGTCAAGGAGCGGACGAACATCGTCACCGTTGTCTCGTTCGGGAAGTCATCAAGATGCGCATCAAAAATCGCGATAGCGCATACCGTTGGTTCAATGGTTACGTTGATGACTTTGGGAAGCGTCACAAGGGATGGAACGAACTTCACCCCAAGTCACGCCTTGAGGCTGATGTTAGAGAGCAATGGGCAAAAGGTAACCGAGGTAACACAGGAGAATGGAAATGAACTTTGAAAAAAACATACTGTCGCAAGCGCAGACATTTTTTACGCAAGACCAATTCAACCAAGCGTTGAGTGAGGCGAAGGCGGAAATCATGGCTGTAGCGATACAGACTACCAAGCAGGCAATCTTTATGGAACGTCAAGCCTGCGCCAAGATGGCTTTCGCTTATGAGGCAAAGCTGGCTGGCAAAGAGGACGACGAAAACTTCAACTCGCCTCTTGCCAATGACATCCTCAACCGCATACCTACACAACGCCAATGATTGAACTCACACTACCTTGGCCTCCAACGGTCAACACCTACTGGCGCAACTTCAACGGTCGCACCATCATCAGTGCAAAGGGGCGCGAGTACCGCAAGGCTGTCGCTGACCAAGTGCTGATTCAACGTGCCGCCAAGCACATCGACTACGCGGTGAAGGTGGAGATTCAAGCCTTCCGCCCTGACCGCCGTCGCCGTGATTTGGACAACCTTTTGAAAGCATTGCTTGACTCCATGACCTACGCGGGCGTCATGCAGGACGATGCCTTAATTGAAGACCTGCGGGTGTACTGGGCAGACGAAGTTGGTGGCATGGTCAAGGTGACCATAGAGGGGATTGAATGAACTGGATTATTTCGCTGGTGGTGGTGTACTTCCTGTTCACTGGGGAGCCGCCATTGATTGACGTACTGCACGACCACGTCATGCATTACCTTGCAGAAAAAGAGAGGGGCCGTAAATGAAAACTGAACCAGACTTGATTGACATCTACGCAATGTTTGCGCTGATGGGCCTCATGCAAAAGCCCGTCAAGGGCAAGTCAAAGATAGATATTGCCTACGAGGCTTTCGAGCAGGCGCAGGCAATGGTCGAGGTACGCGAAGACTTCGTGAACAAAAGGGGTGATTGATGGATGCATTTTTAAACGTGATGACTTGGTTTTTTTTATTGTCTGGCGTTTTGTCTTGGGTGGTTGTTATTTGTCTAACGTGGTACTACTGGCTGTGCCAGTCTAAAGGGAGGAAATAAATGTTTGATTCATTCGGAGATTTTTTCTGGACGTTCATGGCTATGTCTGGATTCATGTTCTGGATATGCGTTGTGATTTTTGTTGGAATGGTAATCAAGCGCAACCGCGCAAAAAGGAGAATGTTTTATGAGTGAAGAAAGAGACCCGCACAAGGCTGTTGACTACATCTTGAAGCACGCGGCGCTCTTTGCCAAAGCAAAGGCGGAGCGCACCTACATCGAGCAGTATCGCAAGTCGCTGAAGGGCATCTTGATGAAGCGAAGCATGGAGACCGCCATCGGGGCGCAAGAGCGTGAGGCATACGCGCACCCAGAGATGGTGGAGTTGTTGAAGGGACTGCAAGCCGCAGTCGAGATAGAAGAAAAACTGAAGTGGGACATCACCGCCGCCGAGTTGAGGGTGGAGATATGGCGCACTGAGCAGGCAAATAACAGAGCAGAAGGAAGGGCAACAGTATGAAAAACATTTTGATTTTGGTTTGTGCAATTGGCGCATTGGCTGGGTGTTCATCAAACAAGGACGTGCCGCACGTCACGGTGCAGAACCTCATCATGGACAGGAACATCCAACCCCTGAGCCGTGGTGAGCAGATTGACGCCATTAAAGACTGCCAAGAGGCGGGCTTGAGACCTCGCGTGATATACGGCAAGCGCTTGGTGAATGGCTACAGCACAGAGACGGTCATCGACGTGCTTTGCTCGAACCGATATGCGTTTTAATATCTTCCAATGGGGAGTCCTCCACGGTCTAAGCTGGGTTCTGGTTTTGACCGATGGGTGGATAACCCACACGCACTATCTGGCGGCTTTTGGGTTCGCCTTAATGATTTATTCAATGTGGAGGATGACGATGAAAACACCAGAGGACGAAGAGTTCGAGCGCATAGAGCGTGAGCAGGAGCAGAGAAACGCTGAAGGCTGGCGCAAGCGTCAGATTGTATCGTTGCGAACTAACGTCGAGTCCTTTGATGAGTGGGAACACAGCCACCAACCTTCACAGTATTTCGTTGAGCGTCGGGCCTACATGGCTGGGTTCGAGGCAGGCTCACGCAATGAGCGACTCAAGAAGGAAATGAATGACTGACAAGCCGAAGACCTGTCAGGTGTGCCGCCTGCGTCCAGCAGAGGTTAAAGGCAAGAACAGCAGGGGCGCACCGCAGTGGCGATGCCAGACCTGCCATGACTTGAAGAACCGTGGCGGCTTTACCAAAGGAAAGCAATGAAAACAAAGCAAGAAATTCAAGACGAAATCATTGAGTTGTACGCCGCCCAGAAAGCATTTGGCGAGGTCATGGATTTTGCCCACAACCAACAGATGGACGCAATGAAAAAAATGATGGCGTTGAACCAAATGCTCAAGGACATGGAAGAGGACAGCGAATGACCACGCTCAAAGAGAAAAAGCACATGAACGCGGTGGCTGAGTTGGGCTGTGCTGTGTGCCGACGTATGGGGTACGAGGGGACGCCCGCAGAACTCCATCACAAAAGGTCAGGAACAGGGGCTGGAAGGCGCTCAAGCCACATGGACGTCATCCCACTATGCCCAGAGCATCACAGGGGCAAGACGGGCCTCCACGGGCTTGGCACAAAGGGGTTCCCTAAGCATTGGGGGTTCGATGAGGATGACCTGCTGGCTGATGTTGCGGGATTGCTACAAAACAACACTTAGGGTAAGTCCCTACAAAATATTTTAAAAAAGTTGTTGACGTCGTTTAATTTGGGCTTAAACTACAAGCACTGACCAAGCAATTGTTGCAAGGCAGGTAACAAACGAAAGCGAGTACACCATGAATGCAGTCACCACCACCGAAATCCAAGCCATCGTCGATTCACTGACCTGCGACATCGACGCCCTCTACGTTCTTGACCAGCAGGCAAAAGCCTTGGAAAAGCAAATCAAGGCCATGAAAGACGCCATCGCCAACAAGTACGGCGAGTCTGCCAAAGACGTGGAAGGCAAATACA